AGAGCGGCGGCCGGACCAACGCCTACAACCCGAGCGGCGCGACCGGCCTGTGGCAGATCCTGGGGTCCGTGGTGGGCGGCAACCTGGATGACCCGGCGGTCAACGCCGCCAACGCCGTGGCCAAGTTCAGGGCCAGCGGCGACACCTTCGCGCAATGGGTCTGCAAATGATAGGCGACCCGAACCTCCAGCAGCTCACCGCCGCCGCCCTGATCGCGGTCGGCACCGTGTGCTTCGCCGTCTTCTGCTGGCTCATGGTCGGCCGCCAGCGGACCCGCTCGGCCGACGCCGAGATGCGATCGAGCTGGGAGCAGACCCTGGCCACCACCCCCATGCCGCGTTACGACGGCGACACCTACGCCTACGAGGGCTGGGGCGCGGGCGAGCTGCGCAGGCTGTTCACCGACCCCAGCCCGACCCTCTCCGACCTCCCGGCGGTGCCGGTGTCAGAGATGAGCGGCCCCCTGCCGGTGACCCCGTTCGAGGACGACTACGACCCGGAGGCGGACGCCGCCGCCTACATCAAGGCCATGGAGGCACGTACCCAGGCGTTCATCGCTGCTATGTCGCGCTAGCCTTCCGGCGGCATACTGGGTGCGTGAAGCTGTTTGCGTGCCTGGCGGTCGCCTGGGCTGCCTGCCTGACCTGGCTCGGGCTGTACCACCCCTACGGGGTACGCTTCGCCATCGGCACCTGGCCGGTGCCGCAGGGCACGCCCTGGACCTACCAGCTCGAAAGCGGCTTCGTGCCCGCGCTCACCGTGCTGACCTTGCTGACCGGGCTGTTCTCGCTCTACCACCTGCACAACTGCCATTACGAGACGTGCTGGCGGCTGGGCAAGCACAAGATCGGCGGGACGCCATGGTGCAGCCGCCACCAGCACCTGGGCCACGAGCACCGCGAGGTGGCCGAGATCCTGGAAGACATCCTCACCGAGCTGCGCTCGTGGCGAGTGAAGTCGTGAACGCCCACCACAGCCGCGCCCTGCGCCTGTTCGCCACGGTCATCGTGATCGACCAGGTGCTGGGCGTGGCGTTCGCCCTGGCCAGCCACATCTACGTGCCCGACGGCATGTACTGGGCGGTGGTCACGGTGACCACCGTCGGGTACGGCGACATCACCCCGCACGGCTGGATGGCCCACCTGGTGTCGGTCGCGGTGATGATCCTCGCCATCCCCCTGTGGACCGGGGCGTTCGGGCTGATCACGGCCGGGTTCGTGGCCGACCACGTGGACCGGCGGCACAGCAAGATCATGGAGCGACTGTGAACAACTTCCGCAAGCCAGGCGAAGGCGACGACTACTGCCAGTACACCGACACCTACAGCGGGCAGCGGTGCGGCAGCCACGAGGTGGACGGGCTGGAGTTCTGTGTCCTGCACGTCCCCGACGACCTGCTGGAAGAGGCCGAAGAGGTCACCGGCACCGTGCGCTGCCGCCACCACTTCGGGGAGGACAACGCCTGCCGCCAGTACGCCGTGGCGGGCACCGTCCCGCCCCGGTGCAAGAATCACGGCGCGAACATCGGTTCCCACATGTGGAAAAAGGCTGTGGAAAACGAGTTCACCCACAAGGTCAACGACCGGCTGACCGAGATCATGCAGGCCAACGGCGAGACGCTGCTGCACCCCGCGCCGATCGGGGACCCGCTCAACGAGCTGCTGGCGCTCGCGGCCGAGGTCGGCGCGCTGAAAGAGATCATGCGCCTGACCGCCGCCAACCTGATCAGCCAGCAGAAGGTCCGCTACAACCACGCCAAGGTGGGCGAGCAGCTACGGATCGAGATCCTGCTGTACGAGCGGGCGGTGGAGCGGTTCGCCAAGATCTTGATCGACGTGTCCAAGCTGCGCATCGAGGACCGGCTGGCCGGAGTCCAGGAGCAGACCGCGCAGATGCTCGAACGCGCGCTGGACGCGGCGCTGGAGGAGTCCGGCGTCGGGCTGGCGGGCATCACCGGGGCGCGCAAGGCGTTCCGCCGCCACCTCAAGGTCGTGCAGGGACAGCTCGCGTCATGAGATCTTCGGAGTGGTACGCGGGAGCCTTGGCCGAACACGAGGCCCACAACGAGGGTCTGAGCAAGGACATGATCGAGGCGCGGTACCTGCTCATTGCCCTAGCCCGTCGCTGGGACGAGGACCGCCCCTGGCCGGTGTTGTGCCGGGTGGTGCGCATCTACGCTTCCGAGCAGCCGTTGCGAGCGCGGCTGCGACTGGCCTGGAGGCTGATCCGCAGGTGACCGTCTCCGCCAACGACCTGGCCGCGCTGGACCTGCTGGATCGCAGGGTCGGCAAGACACCGGAAGACCCGCGCATCCGCTGGCGGGAGACCGCCCGGCCGGAGCAACTGCTGCCCAAGTGCGACGGGTCGTGGCGGACGTTCTACCTCCAGGGCGGCCGAGGGTCGGGCAAGACCCGCGCCGGAGCCCAGGGCCTGGCCGACCTGGTGCTCAACGACACCGACGGCGAGGGCGAGTACGCGATCGTCGCCCCGACCTACGCCGACGCCTGGACCAAGTGCGTGGAGGGCGAGTCGGGTATCTTGCGGGCGCTGGGTACGTCCATGGCCGAGGTGAAGGACCACCGCTCCAAGATCGTCAAGTCGGCCTGGCGGACCTACGGCCAGGTGATCTTGCACAACGGCATCGTCATCTACGCCGACTCCGCCGCAGAGGGCGGCCTGCGGATCCAGGGCCGCAACCTGAAGGCGGCCTGGTGCGACGAGATCGGCCTGTGGGACAAGTGGGACACCACCTGGAACGAGTCGCTGCGGTACGCCGTCCGCATGGGCGTGTCGGTGGTGATCGCCACCGGCACCCCCAAGGCCAGCCGCCCGGCCCGCGCTCTGGTGCGGGCCCTGATCCGCAACGAGCCCGCCGAGGGCGGCGTCATCGTCCGCAAGCTGCGCACCATCGACAACGTGGCCAACCTGTCGTCGGCGTTCTACCGCTCGGTGGTCGGCTCGGCCAAGGGCACCCGGCTGGAGCGCCAGGAGCTGGAGGGCGAGCTGCTGGAGGACGTGGCCAACGCGCTGTGGACGCGCGACCTGCTCGACTCCATCCAGGTGCCGATGGTCGGCCAGGAAGGCGGCCCGGCCTTCCTCCAGCGCGCGGTGATCGGCGTGGACCCCTCCGACGGCAAGGAAACCTCCGACGAGCAGGCCTACACGATCGCGGGCATGTTCGAGGGCAGGCTGTACGTCGCCAAGAACTGGGGCGGCCAGGAGCCCCCGGCCCAGTTCGCCCGGCGGGTCATCATCGAGGCGGTCAAGTGGCACGCGCGCATCGTGGTGGAGAAAAACCACGGCGGGGAGTGGCTGCGCACGGTGTTCCACCAGGTGATCAAGGACGTGGTTAAGCAGGGCGTCATCCCGGCAGAGAACGTCCCGGCCGTGCAGGTGGTCAACGCCCACAAGTCCAAGCGGACTCGCGCCGAGCCGGTGTCGGCGCTGTACGAGCGCGGCGTGGTGCACCACTGCTACGACGGGCAGACCTACCAGATCTGGGACGAAGAAACCGGCACCAGGAAATGGCACCGCGACATCGTGCACATGGCCGAGCTGGAAGACCAGATGGCTACGTTCACGGGCGCGGCCGACGAACGGTCTCCCGACCGGCTCGACTCCCTGGTGTGGGCGTGCACGATGTTCCTCAACTCCACGTTCGAGGCGACCGCGCCGGTTGCCACGGCGCACCAGTGGGCGGCGGCGGCCGAGCTGAACACCATCGCGTCCAAGACCCCCGACGGCATCTCGCGACGACGGTTCAAGGGCGCGCACGGCGGGCTGCTGGACGCCAAGCCGTGGGCGCTGGAAGACTTCGCCCCGCAAGACGGCATCGACGTGGGCCAGGTGCGCGACTCCGAGCGGCCGGAGAAGCCAGCGCGGGCGGCGGTGCACGACTGGACATAGCCTGGGAATAGAACACCGGGCATCGGTGTTGATAGAAGCGTAGGACCAAGGCGGTCCTGCACTAGGGAGTTGATCTTGATGAGCAAGCCGGACTTCAACGGTTACAACCGGGTCCGCGCCTGGGACAAGGCCGAGAAGCACCACGTGGAGGTGTACGCCCGCGACTGGTACGACGCCGAGGGCTACACCACCGTGCTGGTCAACGACCTGACCGGCAACGGCGGCGCGTACTGGGTCCGCAAGGCCGACCTGGACTGGCGCTACTTCGGTGAGCCGCGTGGTGCCAGCTACGAGGTGCGCCAGCAGTACGCCCGCCGGGCCGCCTGGGACCGGCGCGAGTTCTGGTATTCCAGCGTCCGCGACCTGAGCGACCGCAACCTGCGCCGGGCGTGGGACGGGTTCGCCAACTTCTACGCGGACAAGCACCCGGAGAAGCTGCACTACGGCCGGGTGTACGCCACCGAGAAGGCCCGCCGCGAGGCCGGGCGCGAGCTGAACGCCCCGTCGGCGGCGGTGCGGGCCAGCGACCGGGCGCAAAAGGCCCGCCAGCGGGCCGCGCAGACCAGCCGGGAAGCCGAGCAGGAGTGGGCGGCGCAAGACCTGGCCGCCCACCAGCGATAAGGGAGATGGCCGTGAACGAGCCACTGGAACCGTTCACCTACGACGACGTGAACGAGCGGCGCACCCAGCCCCAGGCCGAGGCCGAGGACGGCCCGGCGCGGGCACCGGAGAGGCTGAACTTCGCGCAGAAGATCCTGCGCGAGATTCGCACCCGGCGCAACCGCGACGACACGCACGAGAACGAGGCGCATATTAGCGGGCTGAAGAGGGCGCTGGAGCTGTACCTGGGCACCGACGAAGCCCGGCAGTACCTCACCGACAACGGCGAGTCAAGCAACTAGACAGGCATAAGCTAGTCTGCCTCCCTACCTCCCTGTACCTTGTTGTGCAGGGAGGTAGATCCACGTGGCGACTGGCAAGGGCTTCAAGGTGCCTGGCGGCGGGAACGTCGTTGAATTCCCCGACCTGGCCCCGGTCGGTTCGGAGCGGGTCGGCGGCCGACGGGCGCTGATGGGCCCGGAGCTGGGCACGCAGTTCGACTGGGGCCAGCGGCTGTTCGCCTACTACGGCAGCGGCGACGTATTCGATTACGGGGAATGGTCCTCGCGGGACATGAAGACCATGTTCAGCCGCGACGGAATCTGTAACGCCATCCAGCTCGTGCTCACCTTGCCGATTCGCGAGGCCGACTATTCGATCCAGCCCGCCAAGGGCGACAAGGGCGAGGCCGACTTCATCAATTCGGTGCTGATGACCCCGGACACCGAGGGCGGGATGAAGACGCCGATCCACGAGCTGGTCGGCCAGATTACCTCCGCCCAGATCTACCGCCGGGCGTTTTTCGAGAAGACGTTCAAGGTCCGCGAGGACGACGAGGCGATCATCTACGACAAGATCAGCTACCGTCCCCCGGCCACCTGCCAGGCCCGCTACAACGACCGCACGGGCGAGGGCAACGGCTTTCGGCAGCAGGTGTGGTTGTTCGGCGGCAACCTGATGACCAGCCGCCACCAGAAGGTGCCCGGCTACGTGGACATTCCCAAGGTCCGCAGCTACATCTACACCCACGGCAAGCACATGGAGCCGCTGACCGGCACCTCCGAGATGGAGGTGTCCTACTGGTGCTACCAGACCAAGATGAAGCTGCTGTACCTGTGGTACCACTTCCTGGAAAACCAGGCCCTGCCGCGCACGGTGGTCTACGGCACCGACCAAAACGAGGCCAACGTCCGCGCCGCCGACATCGCCCAGCTCAAGTCGTCCGGCGTGGTCGGCCTGGAGCGGGCCCCGGACAACGGCAAGGCGTTCGAGATCCTGGAAAGCCAGGGCGACGGCGGCAAGCTGTTCTCCGACGCGCTGGGATTCCTGGAAGGCTGGCAGACGCACTCCGTCCTGGCCGGGTTCATGGCGCTGACCGGCAGCTCCACCGGGGGCAAGGGCAGCTACGCCCTGTCGCAGGACCAGTCCAGCTTCTATCTCAAGTCGCGGCAGGCCGTGGCCAAGGAAATGGCCGAGTCGATCAGCTACGACGTGATCCGGCCGCTGATCATCATCAACCGGGGCTCCAAGGCCACGTTCCCCACGTTCAAGTTCGGCCCGCTGCAAGACGAGCAGATCCAGGCCCTGCTGACCTTGTTCGGCCAGCTCGCGGCGGCCCCGGCGCTGCACATCCCCTTGCCGGTGCTCGACTTGATCACCGAGCGGATGGCCACCATCCTCCAGCTTGACGTGGACCAGGTGCACCAGGCCCTGGTGTCCACGGCGTCCCAGCGTGCCGAGCAGCTAGCGGGCAACCCGCCGCCTGGCATGCCCCCGGAGGCCGCCGCCGGTATCGGCGCGCTCCAGGGCGGCGTCAACGCGGCGTTCAACATCGCCCAGCAGCACGGCAACACGAACGGCGGGCTCAGGCCCCCGCCGCCAGCCGGTGCAAGGGCGGGTGCACCGGCTCGGCCCAACCTCCAGCAGGCCCCGGCCGGGTCACCGACGCCTCCTGGCAAGCCTCCGATGACCCCGCCGCCGGGAAAGATGGGGTGAGCGGTGTCGGCTTCCGTTACCGAGTGGCTGCTAAATTTCGGGGCACTCGGGGTGGTTGTCATCTTGCTGGTAATTGGAGAACTGGTGCCGGGCTTTTCCTACAGGGCCGTGCAAAGGGCACTGGAGAAAAGCGAAAAGGCACTGGAGGTAGAAAGACAACGCAACGCGGATTTGCAACTGACCGCCATGATGGGCACCAAGGCTATGACCGCACTGACGCAAATTGCAGAAGACCGACGCGCCTCAGAAACCGCGTAGGGCGGTGACCATCCGTGAAGCACTGGTGGCACAGCAAGAAAGCAGAGGAAAAGGCCGACCGGGAGCTGGCCAAGTCGCTGAAGTCGCTGGAAGAGACCAGGCGCAAGATCCAGCCCATGGAGGACATCTACCAGCACAACCGATTCGCAGGAATCATCAAGGACGCGCTCGGCATCGGGTGGGACCAGGGTCCGGGCGCGCGGAGCGAGGCTAAGACATGAGCGTGCACGACTGGCTTGACATGGACAGATGGCTGCTGGCCGTCTGCACCGTCATTGTGTTGTGGTGGGTGGTCCAGTACACGCTGTCGTCTCCCTGGTGGACCGACAGCGTGGGCCGCAGCTTCGTCTACAAAGACCTGTTCCTGCTGGCGCTGCTGATTCCGTCGTGCCTGCTCCAGATCTGGCCGCACATGCTCACCGTCACCGAAGGACTCGGCATCGAGGCCGTGGTGTTCGTCGGCATCGCCCTGGTGGTGGCCCTGCGCTGCGTCTCCTGGTGGAAGATCCAGCCGCCCAACCCGGCCAAGATGTGGCGGACCCTGCGCCACCGCAACGGACACAGTACCGGCCCGCAGCCGAGGATCCAGGCGTGACCACGCCGACACCGCCGCCGCCGTCGCAACCGCCCCAGGGGAACG